GGCTCTCATAGGTCTGAGTTAAGAAAAATGTCCATCCGGCTCCTCCTGTTCAAGGGGCGGAGAGCGCGAGGGATTGCTCACGCGCTTCTTTTTGCTGGTCTTTTTGTTTAGGTATCCTGCCTGCACAAGGATGGGGCATCCACATGCCCATCCAAAGCCGACGTCATCTCCAAAGCTAAAGTATACGGGGAACGGAAAGGTCCCACTGATACTGTTAACTATGTCAATGTAACGCACGTAACTCTGATTAAGTTTCTCAAAGCTGGTGGTGTGTCCGGGATTCCCCAAAACAAATGGGTTGTCACTCAAGAACGGTTCATTCCATTGAATTGACGGTTTGAGCGAAAAATCTTCCATGACGATTCCATTTCGGTCTGGCTGATTCCAGTCAGTTCCATCTGTAAAATCATTCGGATTTTCACCCACATAGGTCTGTGTGATCTCAAAACGGATGTTTCTCACGTCTTGAGTGGCCAATGTCCTCGGTGGGAGGATTGTCCAATTGATAGATCCTTTGTGGAATAAAAACCACGAATACAAGAGACGAAAAGTGCTGTCTCTTTGGATTGCGTCAGTGTAGACTAATTTCGTCCATTCGTTCTCAGTAGTTTCGAGATAACCCCAGAGGGTGTTTCTATGTAATATTGATCTGAATGTTTCCACCACTTCTGGGGTAAACATATTCTGATAAATAGAAACTTCACCACTTGGTATCAATGTATCGAAATCCATAGAGAATTTGTCATCATAGAATGGGCTTTCCATGCCGCCTGACTGGGGTACAGGGGTTCCGCTCTCCACAAAGGGGGCAATAGCGAAAACTCTGCGTCTGTCAGCTGCAGGTTTTTTGTCGGTTAAATATTCAAAACTGAGGTTTTTAGCGCCTCCGATACGTGCCGACACACAAATAGTTGTGCTACCAACTGTATTCATGTTCACGATCGGACTTTCGAGTGATATTGCGATTCCGCCATTACACCCGTTATCAGTCTTCGTCCAAGGATCTTCACATAATCGGTTAGCCTTATTCTGAAGGTATGGGATCTTAAATGCTATCTTTGTAGTTCCAGTGCATTCAAACACTTTAGCAATGAAGTCTCCACAACCATCAGTATATGTTGTTGGTATCTCATCGTAAGATGGGTGCCAAGCAACTCTAAGCCTGAATTTTGTGAATGGTGTAGCAGTGACTGTCAAGAGGTAATTAAGATCTCCTCTCCATAGTTTGAAATTGTAGCCAACTGCTGCCACGGGGGTCAAGTAACTGGTGAAGCCATTTGCGATTCCTTCCTCAAAAGTTGCACATGTCATTGGTGTGACATGGTACTTTTTAAGTACTGTGTTGGTGGTCGCACTGGTGTTGAATGACCAAATGTCAAACAATCCAGGTTTTCTTTTGAGCATATTGAGATTCATTTCATCTTCACTACGCCCGAAGACTTCGCTACCAGAAGCTATTCCTGCCTTGGGGTCCAATGTTAAGGTATGTTGTGTGTTCAGACCGTCACCATTGGCGAATGACGTTCCTACTAATGAGGGTGATACAGGTTCTGTTGCCTGTAGATTTGTTGGTTTATTGAGTCCAAAGGACTTAGCAATACCGCCGATCACGCCACCTGCTTTCTGAGCTACGGTGGCAGCAAGTGATATTTCTCCTGGGATACCAGGTATCTTCTTGACTATGCCGGCAATATTGCTAACTGCTTTGGAAACTCCTGAAATTACGCCCTCTTCACTCTTCTCTTGTTGCTCTCGTTTCATATGTGCAACCACGGAAGGTGCCGTAACCTCAGGATTCAAAAATCGTGCGTACACTTTTATGTATGTGCTTGGATTGGTAGACAAGTTGATTGCTCTAAGAGTGTGTTCCACTCGCAATTGCAACTGTCCAAAATATGGAAATCGAACATTCCATTCATCATCAACCCAATACATCAAAGGTGAACAATAAGGTATCACAAACTCCATTGCTTTTGCTGAGTTAACATCAACTTCAAAAGCATTGCAAGTAGATTCTGTGTATAAATTGCTCAACTTCCATTGAAATGTGTCATTATTTGTTGAAAACGGTAAGAAACAACCTTGCAGTAGGCCTGCGAAGGAACTCACACTTGCTATTTCTATTCTAATTTGAACATCTGAGCGAAACAAGTGGTTTCTATTGAGCTTTTGTTGCAGATTTGGTACTTTATGAAGAAGATCATAAGGGAAAACATAATGAGCTTTCTGGTCCCCAATAGCGTCTGTTCCGCTGTAGGTTACAATTTCGAGTTGATACTCTCTGTCCATGATTCCCTTAGTCCAATCGTTATTCTGTCTGTACGGATCTGTTCCTACATAATAACTCTGGACTCTTGACATGATCTTTCCAAATTCCTTAGGTGGCTCAATCATCTGCGTTGCTTGAATCCCATTCACTTCGGTTGGGGCCACTGAGGTATCAAGATCTCCTCCTGTGACACTAATGTCTGACATCTGTGGTACGATCCTGTCTTCCTCTTCGTCGTATTCAAATTTCCTTCCTTCCATCTTATTGAATTGGGTCAACATCCCTTCTGCCTTCTTACGAAGCATCTTATTTAAGAGTTGTGACGGGATGCGACAATACCAAGAATCAGTCTTATTCCTCGCCACATCAATGTAACAATCGCTCTTATCTTCAGGGTCTTTTGTGAAATGTGCTTCTAGATGTCCGCGATCCCAACTGAGGTACATCTGTCCAACGTTCTCTGGTACTGTATTGCAACCAATGAATTGAGAATAATCGAAAAATGGGTCTGATGCTTCCCACGGCCAATCTGGTCGATCTTCTTCTTCTTGATCTCTCTCATTGACACCCATCTGAGCTATGACATCTGCTATGGGTGAATCTCCCTCAAAGACACGCTCAAAATTGCTCACAGTTAGTGCTGAGCTCTTATTTTGCATCTGCAAGAATCTGTACTCCAAAAAGAAGTCATAATCCAACAACACAGGCTTCACTCCTTTCACAACTAAAGCTGCATTGATTTTGTTATAATATTCTGTATAAACTTCTCTTGGATGAGATGCAAGTAATTTGAAAACATTGTAGACTAAGTTTCGAGCTGCCCATTTGGGTTCAAGTCCTTTCTTCTGATATGACAATATGTCGAGTATATGATCCAAATCCATCACTGCCCAATAAACTCCTCCTGAGTACACCCATTTTCGATGGAAAAAGATGCACTCCCACAAGCTCTTAAGCGGGATCACTTTATCGCCTTTATCTGGTGGTGTGGTTTCATATCCTAAGATTTTCATCTCTTCTTGAGCTTCATAATAGTCATACCATTGAAGGCTGTTGATTTGTGCTGTCACTTCATCATCTCCTCCATTGAGGGAACGTCTAACATCCTCTATGTTCGAGGGTTCCACATCAAAGAAAGCATGTGGTATTTTTGCTAATATCTCTTCTCTCCTCTTTGTCCACTCCGGTGATCTCATCCTTCTGCTTCTCTTTATAATACAATAATCACCATTAACTCTTCCGGTGCAGCATGTGATAATAAAGGTGTCAGGGGCTCCTGTCGCATTCATGTGTTCTCCCATGACTACATAAGCGCCAACAATTGTATGGAAATTCTTACGAATTCCCAAACAAAGGGCAACTCTTATTGCCTCCACAACCTCTACATCCATCCACTCTGGGATTTGCAAAAAGCTGGTCTCCTCTTTCTCCCATCTTGAGTTCGTTCTCTGATACAATCGTCCTCCATGGTATTTCATATCTCCTGAGTAAGTAGCATAATGCCTATTCCACTTATTGATGGACTCCACATATGCTTCAACCATGAAAGCTTTCATGCTGTAATCGAAACTCTTTTTATCCTCATCTCTGAAGACTAATCCTCCTTCCTCTTTGCTCAAGAAGTAAGAACCAATCTCTGCAAAATGGTGTGTTATGGTCTCCCAATCAACACTATCTGGGTCTATACCCACGCAAAATCCAATTTCTCTACCGTGCGTGATGGCAGCGGTCAAAAATGCTCCAAAGAACATTCTATAGAGGATCAAAAGATCAACTCCACAACATTGAACTAAGCGCGGGATATTTACCTTCGCAGGGTCTCTGGTTTCATCTTTGAAAAAGGTCTCCAACATGAACACTCCTACTTTCTCTCCTCGCATGCACGCTTGAAGTGCTTCAATAAGCAACTGTTTCAACTCCTTATTCGGGTAGTGGTATTCATCATAGTCATTCCATTCGAACATATCATCCTTTTTCATTCCATTATGGTTGAAACCCACAGCGCCAGTTGATTTTCCCATTCTAAGACCTGGCATTTCTCCAAGTCCATCAATTGCTTCCGAAAGTGAGTAAATCACTACTGGTCCTGCCGGTCGAATAGATCTGATCGTATTATCCATCAATGTTTTGTACAATTCAACATCGGGTTCCTCATAGACTGGTGGTGGGGTCATTTTCCTAATTGCATTCTGCAATGGGAATATACCCTCTGACTTCTTCACCTTCATATTAACTGGGAACCTTCTCGGCGGTGCTATCACATCATGTAGAATGGACGGGACAATCTCTGTCTCCGTTTGGAATCTCTTCCTCAATTCCTTCTTCAATAATCCACACCATTTAAGATTTGGTCCAAGTTCTATTCCTTCCATTTGTCCAGTAGGATCCTCAATGTAGGTGGCGATACGTCCCTCGCCACATTGGGCCACTATTTCAGTGCTCACTGGTTGAGCTACTACGGGGGTGGTCTCCCGCGCTGCCTGTTCTGTGTATGTAAGGTACTTAGCAATATCCTCTTGTGTAATGACAACACCATAACCCACTCGCCCATCACTGGTGCCTGAGTGGTGTAATCCGATAATCACTCTATCACAAAATTTAGTGTTGTCAATGCATAGGACAGACCCGCAATCACCTGTTGAGCAGGGAAATGCGTATCGTATTGCGTGGTAATTCTCAATCACAGTGCCTACAGCGTTGTATCTAAGTTGTCCTATTGTTTCCGCTGTTGAGGTGTATCTGTATTCACTCCTTCCATCCTTCTCACTGATGCGGAAAAACATCAGGCGGCTCAAATCTCCTGTTGTGACATCTTGAATCTTCAGAAATCTCTCCCTTATGTCTTTAAATTCGGGCATTGTCTTAGCTGCCACAACTTTCCTGAAATCAATCATCTCCACATCATTCTTATCCTCCACATAGCAATGTCCTGTCAAATCATCCGTGGTAAATGTCCAAGTCTTCTGCTGCTTATACGAATAGACACTGAATTTGGCTCCATCATTCCTCATGTGCAGGAATATGTGCTTAACTGTCAGCATCACTTTCGAAAATATGAAGAATGCATCACAATGCACTCCTTTAGGATTTTTGTCCCAAGTGACTCCAATTCTGCAGTAGTTCTTATCGACGGGTCCTTCACAAATGCTTCTAAGTGTCTCCATTGTTGATTGTGCTTCTATATA